GGACGAATATATATCATTACGTAAGCGAATTTACACACTATTTGGTGGTAACACCGGTAGTGGTAAGACTGCTTTTGTAGATGATACGTATATACTCCGACCCTACATGTGGTGGAAAATGGCTAAAGATAGGAACGAAACCGACATCCAATTTAATGGGTTGTACAGATCGATGGAGAGACAGCGGGGCTTAAAACTCGCTAAGTGGGCTTGTTGGAAAATGTACCATACCCATCAAATACTGGTAGATGCTGAGACCTTGCTTGGTTACAAAAAGGCCAAGATTACAGAGGATACATGGAACAAAGTTGTTGGTTGTAGAGATTGGGCAGATGAAATGTTAGACTACATTAATGTAGTGGACGGTAGATGTAACCCTGTACAGATGGAAACCTGGATCAGAGACTATGCGTTAAAACACGGTACTCTTATTCACGCAGATAATATAGGTGTTAAAAATGGTGACACACCTGGTTACTTTGCTTCGTTCCAAAACCACGGCATCAAAGAACAAACACCATCAGGTGAGAAAGTATTTGTGCCGGTAAAGTTTGGAGATAGGGAGTATAAGATTTATCCAATGGAGTCTGTATATATAGAGAATAACGATAAGCTGTTTACTCATATTATAGCTGATCACGTTGGTAAATTTACAAATGCTCCAGGAATGAAACCTGGTAAGCCAACCATTGACCACGCATCTGCTATACTTTGTGATTCACGAGACATTTACAACTTTTCACCTGTAGTTATATCACAATTTAACAGAGCTATTGGTGATACAAACAGGATTAAACACGCTGGTGGGGATTTAGCTCCTATACTAGAAGATTTTAAAGAATCTGGTAATACTCAGGAAGATGCTGATTTAGTGTTAGTATTATTTAATCCATACAGGTATAAATCGTTTGATGATGCGGGATACTACAAAGGTTATAATATCAAACACAAAATGCTTAGTCCTAAAGGACACAACCGATATAGATTACTAACAATACTTAAAAACTCCTACGGTATAGATGACGTAGATATGGGTATGAAATTCTTGGGTGAGATTGGCCATTTCGAAACACTTCCTAAAGTGAAGAACTGGCAAGATCTTACAGATATTTCCAAAGAATTGCACGAAGCCTACGGACTTATACAGAGAGGACTATAAAACAATTAAAACTATGAAAATCATTCTATTACAGAATCCCAGTACTAAAAAATACACTGTAGTATCTGGAACAGATGAGAAGGTTAATGCTTTTATTGAAAAGTTAACCACCACAATTAAGGAGTGCCATGAGAAATTTGAAGCACTATCTTTAGTTCATGAGTGTAGGCCAGCGCAAGTTGGTGATACTACAGAGGGCTACTGGAAACTTGTAGATGATTCTCGCAAGGCTCTGCATGATGAGTATCAGGCATATCTTAGTGAAGATGAATTTAGACGGGTGGCTATAGAGAGCTATGTAGTACCTGTGGAAGATGTAATCGTGAAGATCATAGCTTAAGTCTTTAATTATGGCAAGATTAATAATTGTAGAAGGTGCTGCCGGAACCGGTAAGTCTACTGCATGGAGAAACATTCCAGCAGCAGAGGCGTTTCTAATTACACCTAACGACAAACCACTTCCATTCCGAGGTGGTAAAAAGATGTATGAAAAGTACGACAAGGTAAGCAACCCTCAAGGTAGAAAGATAGTTACCAGAGAAATAAACTCTTTGGCACCAACCCTTAATGCTTTGAATGCTTCACCACACATCAAGTATATCTTGATTGACGATTTCACACATTACTTTACAGCAAGAACTCTATCACCAGAGTTTCGAGCCAAGAATACAGGGAATGCTGCATTTGGTCGTTGGGCCGATTTCGGTGCAGATGTCTATAACTCTGTATTTGCAAATATTTCTAACTGGAGAGATGACCTTACCGTCGTACTTAATCATCATACAGATGTCAAGAAGGATGGAATGGTAGGGTTTAAAACTTCCGGTGGACTTCTTGATAACGAGATTGATCCAGTGAGTTACTGCACGTATGTATTTCATACGAGAGTAATGCCTGGTGAACAAGGTGCAATGGATTACAAATTCATGACTAATACTGATGGTACTTACCAAGCTAAGACACCGTTTGGTTGTTTCACAGAAATGTTTGTAGACAACGATCTGTTTTCTGTCATTCAAACTATTGAGAAATTCGAAAATGGGGAAGAGGAAGAACCCCAGGCTGTAGCTGAACAACCAGTTCAACCAGCTCAAACGACTCCACAAGCGTAACTTTTTGTAAAACATTTAATTTTAATATTTAATATCATGGGATATATTTCAGTAGGTATTCACGAGAACCTTCAACTTAGTACGAAAACATGTGTTAACGATAAAGGTTCGTTGGAGGTTCATTTGAAATCTGCAGGTGGTGCATCTAATGACCTAATGGCTGGTTTTGCGGATGACGACGCTGGTGCGTTTTCAGAAGACGAAGCAAAATTGCTACTGTTTCCACCAAAGCCTTTAGATTATGAAGGTAAGCCAAAAACTGTTGTTGCAATTAGTTCTGAGCTTCAAGAACTTAAAGGTTGTCTTCTTGACATCTTAAAGGTTTATATGACCTCTGACCAAGCTAAGACATTCATCAATCCTCAAAGAATGTTTGCAGGTATGCAGGTAAATAACGATACATTGCAAACACAATTGTTAGATGAGAGTTTCTTAAAGGCTGTATATACTAATATCGTTACAGGTTTCATGCAAGGTATTGGTCAATTTATTGAAGGTGCTCCATTCAGAATTAAACTTTCTCGCCAAAGTGCAAAGAAGCACTTTCCTAAGTTTCCAAAACAACTTAAGGGTGTTGTATGGATTGAACCTATGACAATTCCAACTGACCAGTCAAAGATTGAATGGACACAGTACGAATTGGATAACGGTCTTAACAGTAGTAAGCCTGCTGAGACAGAGGCAGCTCCTGCAGGAGAAGCTATAGCGTCAGAGGCCTTGTTTGCAGCACCTGTTCCAGAAGCTGAACCTGTAGCACAAGTTCAACCAGTTGCACAGCCTGTTGCTCAACCTACATCTGTACAACCTGCAGCTATTCAGCAACCAGTTGCTCAACCTGTAGCACAGCCGGTAGCTCAGCCAGTGGCACAACCTGTAGCGCAACCAGTTGCACAGACAGGACCAGGTGCAGGCATTCAACCTGATGCCTCGTTTGAGTCGCCACAACCTGCAGCACAACAACAGGTAGTTATTCCAACACCACAGGCTTAAGGTTTGGAAGATTATTTGCAGAATATTGTTGACGAGAGGGAGCTTACAATTGATAATGTTCGCAAGTACGTAGATGACTATTCTATATATTGTCACTACATTGGCCAAGAATTAGAACTACATGCCAAATATAGTTCACCACTGAGAGAGGGAGATAACGATCCCTCTTTCAGTTTATTTGAGGCTTATGGTAAGAATGCTAATACAGAGCGTGTATACTTTAAAGATCATGCATCTATTGGTAAAGGTGATGTGTTTAGGTTCCTAGCTATCTTGTTAGGTGGTGGACCAAAGACAGCTGTTCCCCTTAAAACTGTACTTAAGCAAATAAATTGTGATTTCCAACTCGGTCTTGGTGATGAAGAGGTAGTAGGTTTTGTTCCCAAGATCATCAAAAAGATTCCGGTACGAAAAGAGCGTAAGAAGATCCAAATCATTGCTAAGACCAAGTTTTCAGCAGAATATATCCACTTTTGGGAAACCAGGTACGATATAGGCTCTGCTATACAGAATATGTACAATGCTCAGGAAGTTGACTACATAGTGTATGTGAGTAAAGATGGTTCAAGAACAATGATTAAACCTAAGTCTTTGTGTATATCATACCGTATAGGTGAGTACTATAAACTGTATCAGCCATATGACAAGGATAACAAATTTAGGAATGACTACCCCGCTAATTATGCTGAGGGTTTCTTACAACTTGATTGGACACGGAACGATTACGTAATTATTACAAAAGCTACAAAAGAGTGTATGTTATTCCGACAACACTGGAACATACAAGCTGTAGCCGGTAAGTCAGAGAACACTATGATTCCTGACTTTTTAATGCAAAAACTCAGAGGTCATTTTAAGCAAGTGTTCATATGGTTAGATCCTGATGGACCAGGCAGAGAAGCTCAACAAAAGTACTTAGATGAGTATGATTGGTTAATACCTTTGTACACACCTGAAAACGTGGTTGAGAAAGATCCAACTGATTACTATGAGGTACATAGATTGAATGCGACTACTGAGTTAATTAATACAGTATTTAGAAATGCAAGCTAGTTTATATTACATTGTAGCTAACTATAGTAAGGCCAAAGAAGTGTTAAAATCCGAGGGCTTTGAGCTTACAGATAGAGTTGTATTTGCTAACAAAACTATCTACATCAGATTTAACCCTAATCAGTACAAAGATAAGATTGTAACATCATCTAATACAGCACCGCCAATGAGTAATGCTGTGAAGTATAATAACATTGACTTATTTATGGAAGC